TGACCTGATTGACCAGTTCCGATTCAGCCGGCCGCGAAAAACTCTCCAGTTCCAGAATGTTCGACGCATCGAGCACCAATAGGCTGGATACGGTGTAGTCGGCCCGGGCGAGCTTCAGAACGAACTTGCCGGTGCGGGGATGCACATAGAGCGTGCCGTCGATATGCCGCAGTACCTCGGCGATGAATTCCTCCAAGGGTTGTTCGCGATCCCACAAGATCGACAAACCGTATTGTTCGGAGGCCAGCGTGTTGGCCGAAGTCTGGAAACTGGTCGCATCGATTTCGCTCGCTGCATAACCCAAGCCCCACGTGGCGTTGTTCAGGCACTCGTAGATGATGTGCGACGGGTTCGCGTCATTGTTGATGTTGCCGCCACCTAAGGCCGCCGGTGCGGGAATGCGCCGCGCTTCGACGCTCCACGGCTTGACGTAAGGATTCATGGCCGACAGCAGGCATTGCTGCGCGATGAGCGACACTACGCCCCGGAAGGCCGGGATGATGCTGCCGAGCATCTGATGCAGGTAGCCGGAAACGGTTTCTGCTGGCCCACCCATCTTGATTTCGACGTAGCCTTGGACACCGCCCTCGCGGGACTCGCCACCGAAGAGTTCCGGCGCGTTGATGTAGATCGTCTGTGAGGACGTGATGCTGCCGCTCCAGGCCGTGCGCTCGCCCACGATGATGCGCGTCACGGCATCCACCGGCCCGTGGCACAGCGCCAGATGGAGTCCGGCGTAATAGCGATGGCCGACGACATAGGTGGAGGAACCACCACCGCCTTTTCCGCCGCCGCCCATTTATGCCTCCTCCTGTTGTGGTTCGAGCGGCTGTTCCATTTTGTCGGCAAGACGGCATGCCATCGCATCGCCGGTGGCGCGCAGCCAGTCGGTCGTCACACCGTTCTGGCGGAAATCATCAAAGCTCACGCCATCGCGCGGGAACCACTTGCGCAGACCGGCGTTGCAGTAGCCGAAGGCTTTGGCGTCGTCATGCGTCACAATCATTTCTTGCCTCCGCTGCCCGACGATTGACGAATCTCGGTGGTTTTGACGTCGCCATACCAGACCACATTGGCCTGACGAATGACGCGGGTGCCGAACAGCACAGGAATGGCCTTTCCGGATTCCGCCACCGGCACATCGAGGTTGCCCGGCGAGGGCGCAATGGGCTTCGGCGGCTTCGGCGTAAGCAGCATGCCGATAACCGTGGTGATGACCCAGATGGCAATCTGTACCCACATGATTCAGCCCTCAGACAATCGAATCCCCGGCGAAGGGGTTCTTGACGGGAATCCAGGGAAACCCGCCGAAATTGAGACTGTTGCCGAACTTGCTCTGGCAGGTGGCAAACGTCCGGTCACAGCCGGCAAAGGCTTCAAATGCCGAGCCCACGGCAATTCCTGGCAGTACGGCCGAGAGCGTGACGGTGTCACCCGAGTGATTGGTGATCATGCGTGGCACGCCGCCAACCCGCAGATACCCTCCGGTCAGCCAGCCGGTGGCCTGCGCGAGCAAGGCGCTGGATGTCACGTTCAGGCCGGAGAGCGCACTCACGGTACCGGCCACCTTGTAGGCTTGGTTGTTCATTCCGCAGCCCGGATCGAACAGTGCATGGCGGCACCCGGTCTGGTAGTGGGCGCGCAAGCCCGGCCGCTTCAGCGCCGTGAAGATCGACTCGCAGCGAATCTTCGCGGTACTGCCGCTGAACACCACGGAAGCCACGCGCCCCTTCCACCAGGTGATGTACTCGGCATCACCCAGGTGGTTACGAAACAACGTGACCGACACCACGCCATTGGGCCGTGCCGCCGCGAAGAGTTGAGCCACCGCAAAGTCGCGGGCGCACTCGAGGTCAATGCCGTTGCGGGCAAAATCTGGCGACTGCTCGACGGCTGAGCGGCGGATCACGGCGGGTTGGTAGCTTTCGGCCTGGTAGGTAATGACATCCCGGGCACTCGTTACCGTCCATACCTGCTGACCGAGTACGAAACGATAAAGCTCGACCGGCTGGCCAGCCGCCGCCGAGATTTCCTGTGTGGTGTAGGTCATGCTTTCACGCTCAGCATCGGGATGGATGCTTCCACGACGCTGTCCGTCTGCCAGTTGATCTCGATCTGGTCGGCATCGAGTCGGGTTTTTTCCAGAAAATAGATGGCGATCCAGTCCTCGGGGTTGGCGTCGAAGCCGAAAGACTGATTGATCGTCATCACTTCTTCATCACCGATAGTTCCTGCCCCGAAACTCGAGATCGTGCGGAAATACCACGTGCCGTTTTTGTAGAGGAACGCGGCTTCGGTGCGCCCCGGCATCGGATTGAAATAGAGTGCGTAACCGCGCGAGGCAACCGTCATCACCGTCTGGTTCGAGAGGATTTTCTTGACCGGGACGATGGATGCTTCCCAGGTTGGGTGCCAGAACGCGGTCAAGCGCCCCTGGCGTGCGGCCAGCCACGCCTTGAAGGCATCAACCTCGGTGCGGTTCTTGAAGATGTAATCGAAGGAGCGACGCACGAAGGGGCGCGCGGCATGATCGTCGACGGCTGTGATGCCGGTGCCGAAATCCAGTACTTCGGCCAGCCGCCGATAGTCACTCTCCACATCGCGCACCCGGTTCGGGCGTGTGATCCAGACCGGTGTCGAGTTGAAGGTGGTGGTCGAGTCCTGCTTGGTGATGGCCGTGGTGCCCGCGATATCGAACACCAGCCGAGCGGTGGCGATGGCGTCCGTCACCCGCGAGACCGCTTGTGTCACGCGCAGCCGCGCCGTGCGTGCCGGTGTCACAAACGCGCCCGCCGGCCAGGATTGCAGCAAGGGCTGCTTCAGTGTCACGGCGTTGCTCGCCACCGACAGCACCTCTGCTGCCTCGGTGTTGCGGCTGTCTGAGCCAATCACCAGGAGACCGTCTGCTTCGTATTCGAGATTGGTGGTGGTCAGCGGAATTACCGTACTGCCTGCTGCGATGGCTGCAGTGAGCACCGCTTTGTCGGGCCAGATCGGCAGCGCATAGACCCGCGATTGCCAAGCCGACAACAGCACGTCCAGAAGCGCGGCATCTGCACTGCCCACCAGTATCGAGAACTCCAGGGAGCGGCGCGGCTTGGCCCGCAAGCTGACCCGTTGTTCTGTACCGTCGCGCGCCGTGAGGACATCAGTCGCCCACATCAAGCGCTCCAGCCAGCCGTCTGCCCAGTTGGGTTTGAGTCCGAACACCACGACGCGTCGGCCGGAGATCGACAGCGTCGGCGCTTCATCTGGAAACTGGAAGGTGAAATCCGCTTCGATCACCGGCGGCCCGTCGAGGCTCACCGAGACGTTGTGCAGGCGGGACTCCAGCATGCCGTAGGTCGTTGGCGGATTGGCCGGGGCGGCAAGTGATATACCGCCATCGTTCGCACCGATCACCGCCGTCAGGGTTTGAGACGCGAAGTGCGCATTCCACACCTCGACCTGGCGCATCTGTGTCGACAGCAGATTGCCCAGCGCGATCGTGGCCGGCAAGAGATGGACGTGGTGATACCAGTCCTGCTCAAACTGGCGAACCAGGTTCCCCGAGAAGACCGAGACGATCTCGGAGATCGGCAGGTTGTTGGTCTTCACGCCGGCATTAGGCGGGTTGCCGGCCAACGCTGCCGCATAGGGCAGCGTCAAGGGCGCAGGCAGGAACTTGGCCGCCGCGCCATAGGCAGGATTCCCGGGCAGCCCCGAGGGCAGGACAGCGCCGCTATACGTGGCCATGAGTCGTCATTTCAAGAACCCGTAACCGCCGTAGCTCATGGTGAAGACCATCCAGTCATTGCCACCCAAGGTAACCACGTCCTTGTTAACGTACTGACCGTTCATGCGCAGCACCCGGGCACCCGGGGCATAGCCCATCATCGAATAGAAGCCAGACGGCGTTGGACGACCGACTTCGATGGTCGCGGGATACAGCGGCGTGACACCGTTAAACGCAATCGGCGCATAGCTATCCAGTTGCCGTGCATAGCCGGAATAGAACGCCCGCACGGCATCTACCCCCGAGGTGCCGACCTTCCATTTGTTGGTGTTGCCGTCGATGTCGGTCCGCATATAGGTGCTGTAGGTATCCGACAGGAAGGCGCCTCCTGTAAATGTGCAGGTCTTGGTGATCGCTCCGAACAAGAACGGCGCATAGGTAGTGCTCGCGGTTTGCACGATGCAGTAACACCAGCCGTCGCCGCCGAAGAGGAAGTACTCGGCACTGCCCGACAGTTGCGTGACCGAGTACGAGCCCGAGGCCACGGTCTGCGACGCATAGGCCAGACCGCTATTGAAACTGGTCGAGCCATAACCCGAGACATAGGTCGCGTAGGAATGCAGGTTGACGAACTGCCCGCTGGCGGCATGTTGCAGATGCAGGCGGAAATACCCTGCGTCCGCCTGATACATCAATTGCGCGTAGCCGCAGGAACCGGTGGCGAAGAGCCGAATCTTGTCGAGCAGGTCGTTGGCGGAGGTGGTAATGCCAGACTGGAATGCCATCGATTACCTCACGCGAGCTTCAAGGCCCAGTAGTCGCTGTAACCGGTGCGAAAGACATCCTGTACCACCAGGTGATCAACGCCACCGACATTGATAATGTTCTCGGCCGCGTTGGCGTAGCCCGGCACGGCGTAGCAGCCGTCCATCTCTCCCAGACCAATGTGGATGAATGGCAGCAGCGGATAAGATCCGTCCGGACATTCGCGCATGGTTCCGCCCCAACTGCTCGGCCACATTGCCGACACGCCGGTCCAGACCCCGGTCGGCGCGTAATACGCGCCCGAATAGCCCGACGACTTGGGCAGGTGATTGCGGTATTGGTAGGAATTGCTCCAGCGCGTCGATCCGTTATAGGTGCCACCGATCAACATGGGGTACAGGTACTGTCCTGGCGTGGCATAGGGCAGGAACAATCCCAGGTGCATCATTTCGTAATAGGTGCCAGTCTTGGCCACCATGACGATGCGCCGGCCATTGGCCACGATCCAGTACGGCATGGCGGAGGCCATGAGGAGTGCGTAGAACGGACCACCCGGGTTGTATTGCCCGTCGAACGTCTGCGCCGCGTTCCAGCCAACGAAGCCACGGACTTTCCAGTTGCCATAGTCGGCTCCGGCTTCTGACAGGATGCCGACATTGATCTGGTCGGTGCCGGCGAGCCCAGGTCCCTGCAACACCAGTTCCGCCGGTGGCCCGGGTACCCAGCGCAGCACCGACCAGCGCTCGTTGGCTGGCAGCATGTCCTGGGTGACGAACTGCTTGAGGCGGTTCAGCAGATCGAGATAATCGGTGGCGGTGCCACTGGTAAAGGCCATGGGTTACCTCAGCAATTCACGCACGGCCGAGCCGTTACGCGAAAGCACGTTAAGAATGGTTTTTTCTCCGGCGGCGGAATTGAGATAGTCGCCGGCCATGCCAGGGTCGATGACATTCACGATGCGCACCGATTGCGAGGGCGCAGCGTTAGGCGCTGGCGATACCGCCGGCACCAGGCCACCGTCAGCGAAGGCCAGTCGTTGCCCGCTCCACCGGGGCGCCGACAGGCCGCCATTCAAGGCATGCAGGAAATCAACACCGACGCGGCGCACGGCATCCGCCCGCAGTACGTATTCGCCGGTGGAGAGACGTGCCGGGATTGAGTCACTGGTTGCAGTACCGGGACCGGTGACATAACCGCCACCAGCGAATCCCGCCCACTTGAAGAAGCCAGACACCAGACCGCCCAATCCGCCTGTGCCACCTTTGGTCATGCCGCCAAAGAGTTCCTCGGCGATCTTCTGTGCCGCGATACGGTTGATGGCCGAGAGCACCGAGCGGGCAAAGTCACCAAACGCATCGGAAGCTGATTTCGCACCTGACCCAATCTGTTCGAACATCGTCGTGAAGGCGTTCTCTACGTCGCCGTTGATGCGTGTAGCCACGTCATCTGCCACGGTCTTGAGACCCGCCATTTCCACCTTGAGCCGGGCTACCCGGTTGATGGCTTCCTCTGAGCCCGTCGCGGCGGCGAGGGCCTGCATCCTGGGGATCATGCCTTCCACTTCGGTAGCGGTCTGTTGGTGCACCGTCAGCACCTCGCGCCGCATCTGCGTTTCGGTAATCATCCCGGCATCCTTCTGCACCTGGAGTTCCCGTTCGCGAATGCTCATGCGGTCGGTGACGTTCTGATACTGGCGCTCGAGTTTCGCCAGTTCCGCCATGTCCGCTTCGACATTGATCAGGCGGCCGACATCGGCGGCACCCGTGGTGTCGCCCATGCGTTGCAGCTTTTCGATCAGGGGCTGGTATTCGCGCTCGAGCCGTGCCCGTGTGACATCGCCGCCGGCCCCGCCACGGATCTCGGCCATGCGGTCGCGCACGCGAGCCAATTCGTCTGCCAGTTCCTTCTCGGCCTTGGCCGCAGCATGTGCATTGGCGATCTCGACCTCGCCGCGCTTCATATTGAGCACGGTGATCTCACCCTCGAGTTTCTTCACCTCGGCTTTGGCACGCAGGCGCTGCGCTTCATCCTTGCCCCCGACGGCCACCGCTGATTGCGCGCTCAGTTCCTGCTGCTTTGCCGTGAGTTCCTGGTCGATGGCCTGTTGCTCGATCTGTGTCTTGCGAGCGTAGTAGTCGCGCACGGAAACCAGGCGGTCATCGAGGGAACGGTCGAGGGTTGCTTTTTGAAGATCGAGCCCTTCCTTCAGCACTTTGAATTCGGACTCTGCCTGCGCTTTGACCACGGCGAGTTTTGCGCCGGTGGCATCCCTCTCCGCGCCGTCGGCGGACTTCTTCTCGCACTTGCCATTTACCCACTGGCCACCGGACACGACACACGCAATGCGCTGCATGTCTTCTGTTGGTTTTCCGGTCGGTGACTTCTCGTCCGGACGCTTGGGGCTGGTCAGCGCATCGAGCCGCTGTTTCGACGCCGCCAGTTCCTGCTCCCATTGCGCGAGGTTCTTCCTGAGCGTTGTCATCGCGCCTTCGTTGAACTTCACATCGAAGGGCATGAACGGCACCGGCGCTTTGCCGGTATCGACCTTCTTGCGGGTCGAATCAACCAACTCCTGAATGCGCGCGACCTCGTCACGTGCCTGTTTGATTTCGGTCCCGTTGAACAGGAGATTGCCGACCCCGCCGAGACCAACCCACATGGCCTTCAACTTGCCCGAGTCGTTCGCCGCCTCGCGCATGGCATTCGTGATGTTGATGAGTTCGGGCAGGAAATCGCGGGCCAGCGTGATACCGAGCGCTGACGACGAGGCTTTGAGTGCCGTGAGATTGTCGTTGAACGCTTCCGCCGAACGCGCCGTTTCGGTGGTGAGCTTCAAACCCAGGCGTTCGGCTTCCGCCGTGAGTTGATTGATGCCGGCCGCCCCCTGATTCAGGAACGGAATCATGTCCATGCCACTCTTGCCGAAAATCTTTACAGCGAGCGCAGTCTTGACTGCACCGTCTTCCAGATTGGCGAAGACGTTGGCCACCTGCAGCAGGACATCCTCGGTGGACTTCATGCTGCCATCGGCATTCTTGACGGAGATGCCGAGTGCCTGGAACAACTGCGCCCCATCACCGATGCCGGTATTGGCCTCGGTAATGTTCTGCGACAGGCTCTTGATGCCTTTCTGCAAGGCTTCCAGACTCACATCCGACAACTGTGCGGCAAAGCGCAAGGTCGACAGCGCTTCCACCGAAATGCCGATTTTCTGCGAGAGCTTGTTGAGATGATCGGCCGCATCGATCGCACCTTTGATCATGGCAGCGAACCCGGCCACCGAAAGCGAAACGCCAAGGCCCGCCAGCAGTCCCTTGACCCGGTTCGACTCGTCGCCGAGTTTGGCGAGATTGCCGCGAATCGAATCGAAGGCCGATCGGGTCTGATCGACGGCAGTAATCAGCAGTTGTGCACGATCTTGGGTCACGGGTGGCTCAGGTCCTAAATCTTGGAGAGTTGCGTTTCAATGGCTCGGGCGAGTACGGGCAACTGGCCCCGTACCACGCCAGCCAGATCGAAGCGACACTTCATGGTCACGTTGGGTACCAGGACGGCGACCGGGATTTCCTGGCCGCGCTTCACCCTCTTGGTACCCGTGCGTTTGCGCTCGGCCCGCTTGAATCGCGCCAGAGAGGACGCGTTCTCGCGCAGGTTTTCGGCCATCAAAATGACGCGGCCGCCTTTCTGAATGAAGTACGCGTTGCCGGAGCGAATCAGCGCATCGATCACACGCTTGAAGGCACGACGACCGATGCGACGGCCTTCCTCGGTCAGCGGAATCAGCATCCGGCCCGAGACGGTTCCGCCCCGGACATGGATACCCAGCCACGGAATCTTCGAGCCGATGAGAACTGCGGGTAGTTTGTCCTTGTCGCGGTCGTAGACCTTGGCGCGCAATGAATTCACGAAGGCCGCTTTCTTGACCGTGAAATCGGACTTCATTTTGCTGCGCACGACATCGGCCACCGACTTGCCGCCGGCTTGCATGCCCGTGGCCACAGCCTTGTGAATAGCGGCCTGTTTTTGTCGCGTCCAAGCCTCGAGCGTGGATTTGTCGAGCAGGCCGGAAGTAGTCAGGGAAATCTTAAGCATCAAGGCGCCTCATGAACTTCTTGATGGCATCACTGCTGCCTTGTGCCCCAACACTCACGACCGACAGGAGATTCGCCAGACGCCGCGACTCCTGCCGATCGATGGCGGCGATAAAGGCATCGACCTGCGCCAGGGTGTAATTCAGGATGCTGGCGTAGGCATGCCCCGCATCGATCAGTCGCTGGACTGCATCGCTCCAGGGATCCGGGCTCCGAGGGTTTGGCTTACCCGCGTCGCCGCCTCGGTCAGGCTCGGCAGCACGCGCTGGATAAAAAAATCGGCATTCACCTCGAATACCGCTTCTGTCAAACGCACGGCCTCGTCGAGCGCCAGATTCGTCACCCACTCGGGCGGGCGACGACTGGCGATGGCCACCGCGTCGATCACCGCCTCGCCATGCTCGGCCAGGAGCGCCAGCCAGTCGGGAGACGCCGACAGACTGGCCGCCACCGGCTGCACGGCGCGAGCGAAGGCCGGCACGTCGCCGACCCTGAGGGGTGTGAGTTCGAGGCGTTCGCCGCCGATGACGAGCGTCACCGGCACCGGCGGCAGCGCAGCAAAAGCGTCGCCAGTCATCACAACAGAACGATGCGGCCAAACTGGCCAAGCGCACCCGCAGCCGCCTTGGTCAGATCGGCCAACACTTGACCGGAGAGTTCGAACTTCATCAAGTCCGCGCTGATCACCGACAAGTCTTTCGCCGGATTGATGGCTACCCGGTAGAGGTCGATCACGACTTCCTTGTTGGCGTCCGCCGTGTTCAGCCCTTCGAAGCGAACCCAGCGCTCGGGCAGCGGCTGCGTGAACATGGCTGTGACGCTGGCGGCCCCATAGCTGTAGCTGGCCGCGATGGCACCCGTGACGCCTGTGATGTCGGTAAACATGATCGAACCGTGCTTCGCATTGACCGTGTATTTGCCAGCCGCCACGGTCGTTGCTCCTGCCTTCACCACGACAGTGGAGACGTTTTGCTTGCCGAGCAAATAGAGCTTGCCGAGTTCCGCTGCGGCAATGACCGGCTCGTCCGTGACGGTGCCGGTGGTCACGACCGTGGTGGAACCGTAAAGCGCGAGTTCCAGATTCGACTGGATGAGTTCTTCCAGCGTGCAGGCAAACTCGCCTTTCTTGGTCTTGATGAGTTGCAGATCGGTCAGTCGCTGGCCGGATTGGGATTCCTGATGCTCCAGGGTCTCGACCGAGAGCGACACCTTGAGGTCGGGGACGTTGCCGACGAAGGTGAGGCCTTGCGGATTGCCGCTGGTGTCACGCGAACCGATGAAAACGCGTCCTTGTCCAGAGAAATAGGTCATGAGGTGTTACTCCTTGTTTGAGGTGAGAGGAGATGCCGGGGTTGCTTCGTTGTGGCGGGAGCGCCGGGGCTCTATAGACGTGGCTGCCTGGCCGACGCCGTGTTCGATGAGCCAATTCGCCGTGCCGTCATCGACATCGATGATGGTTCCAACGTCATGCTCGACGCCGGCATGGGTGTGGATCTTGAGAAGTTCAATTTGCGGCATGGGGTTATCCTTTCTGGGTGAGGTCGTGGGCCAGCGTGCGGTAGGTGACGCGGTAGCGGGATGGCAGTGCCGCCACGTCCATGTCGGAGTCGTCTTGCTGCCAGTCGGTGTCGGTTTCTTCCATCCCCAGCGCCAGGCCACTGAGGGTTACGTCGGCCAACAGCGCGACGTGTGCGGCGGTCATCAGGCGATCTACTACGGGCTCAGGGAGTTCCGTCGCTGTTCCCGTTGCCAGCGCCACGATGCGAATCACCAGTTCCCGCTCGGTACGATCATTGACGCGGCGTACCGCTTCCGATTCTGGGAAGACAAGGAGCGCAGGCATTTGCGCCCGATCGGACGGCACAGTGGGCTGGCGACGGATCGTCGCTCCCTGTGCCGAGGCAACGGGGGTGAGCCTGAGCACCACGGTTTGAATGATCTGTTCCCGGATGCTTTGCATCACAACCTCGACAAGGTTGCTACCGACTCGGAACCATCCCGAATCTGGCGCACTTCGCGCACCCGGTAGGACTGGCCAGCGATCTCTACCGCATCGCCCTGGCTCAGCGTCAGACGCTCGCTCGGGTATTCGATCTGGTAGTCACGTGAGAGCGCCAGCCCATCGAGCACACTGTCATCCGGCGCACGAAACGCCGCCTGCACCGTGACCGCACCCACCTTTACGGTGGTCAGCAGTCCGCAGCGCGCGGCAGCGTCGTACAGGTCGGCGACGTTCACCTGCGTCAGGCCGCTGTGAGCTTCACCAGCACACCCGGGCGATGGCACATCGGCAGCGGATTCGCTTGGGTATGCAGATCGGTGCCGCGATCGAACTTGCGGGGTTCCTGCTTGGCGTACAGCGGCTGGCCCAGTGTGTTCGCGGTTTCGTTGAAATCAGCCGGTGCAAAGTAGGTGCTGAAGGTGTCCACCGTGCCGATCGGGAAGCAATGTGCTTCACCCGCCGCGATGAAGCGACGCGTCGCACCCGTGGCATCCGTAGCCTGGCCGCGATACTCCTCGAAGGTCACGCCACCGAAGGTGAAACCGGCACGCATGTCGTTGATCAGCACGGCACCTTGCTGCCAGTACGTGTAAGCGTCCTTCACCTTGGCGTGGTCGGTCAGGGCATCAAAGAACTCCGGCGAGCACAGGCAGTGGATGCCGGTCATGAACTCACCTTTAAGGTTGTCCTCGAGGTGGCGCAGCACATCGGCGCACTTCTTCTTGACGTTGGTGCCGGCGACGGCGAGTTCGAAATTGACCGTGGCCGGAGTGATGCCGAACTCGTCGTAAAGGTCGTAGATCACCGAGCCATCGGCATCCAGGATGACGCCCTTGAGCGCGCCCATACGCAGGTGCTCCAGGGTGATCGAATGCTTGTTGCGCATGGTCTCCAGATGCCGCGCCATGACACCGGCCACTGATTCCATCTCGGTTTCCGAGCCGAAGGCGCGGATGCCCTGGACTTCCTCGGGCAGCACTACATCGTCGTGCGGGATATGGGGAATGACGAAGGAGCGCACGGTGCGCTTGCCTCGCGCGCCGACCGTACCGGGCGACCCCGGCGGCATTGAGGGCAGCAGGTTGAGCACACCGTTTTGTTCTTCAACGATGACCTGCCGGGTACGCACGGGTTTTGCCGGAAACAGGTTGAGCGCTTCCATGCGACCGTAGCGGTTGGGAATGATATTGATGGCGGACGTGAGGGCCGCCATCGAGAAGGCCGGCGTGTTGAACACATTGTTCATGGTGATGATTTCCTTAGGCGGATTGACGGATGAGGATGCCGCGCGCTTCGAGGGCGGCGATGGCTGCAGCCTTCTGCTCGGTGGTAATACCGGCAGGCCAGACCACGGCGTGCGAAGCAACGATGGCGTGACGCGCGAGTAGCAAGGCGTCGTCGCGTTGGATCAGGGTGGCGTCGATCGCGCCCAGCAGAATGCCGGCGACGTCCTCGGTGCCATCGGTGGCGACCGGATCAAAGCGTTTCAGTTTGCCGGTGACCGTGACGCGGCCGACGACCGCACCGAGTTCCAGGTTCTGCCCGGAAGCAACAGAGACCTGTTCGCGTGAGTAGTTGAGGCAATCCTCTTCGTACTTCAGGAGATCGCCGAGATTGATGGGTTCGTTAATGGCATTCATGGGTCAGTCCTTTCCGGTGAGTTTCTTGACGGCTTTCATGAGCAGGTTTTGCTCGGGAGATGCCGCCTTATTGGCCGCATCGGGATGGATCACCGAAGTGATCTCGGGGCTCTCGGCACGCGAGGCCAGCAAGACCCGTCGCACTTGAGATTCGCTGGCGCCTTCGGCGAGAAACGTGGCAATACGCTGCGGCTGGCCTGCCAGTTGGCAGAGTTCCGCGATGGCCACGGCGTCCGCGCGCGTGGCGGCGCGGGTGGCATCAATGGCCGACTGGACAGGATCGTCCTTGGGTGATTGCGGCTCGGTCGGCACCGGTGCAGGATCCGTTGGTAGCGTTGGCGCTGCCGGATCAGGGATAACTTCAGGGGTGTTCGGGTCAGGCATGAGTGATACCTCCTTGATGGGGATGGATGAAGCGAACTGCGCGTTACTCGTTACCGATGGTGCAAAGCCTCGTGAGCGACGTGCCGCCAGAAATGCACTGAAGTCGGTGAGGGCCGTATCGAAACTGCCTTGGGCATCCGCAAGCCCTGCGGTTACGGCTTCCGGGCCGAAGTACAGCCCGGCTTGGGTGGAGCGAACGAAACGCGGTTCGAGGTTTCGCATCACGGCCACGTGATCGACGAAGATGCCGTAGAGCCTGTCCACCTCGGCCTGCAGCCGTGTCAAAGCCTCTTTGTCGAGCGGTTGGTGGGGAGAGAAATCGTTCTTCTGGTCGCCGGCGGTAATGGCCGTGTAGCGATAGCCCTCCTGGGCGTCACGCGCGGACTGATCGACGTGCATGGCAATGACGCCGATCGAGCCGACCCCGGCGGTCTGCGTCACATAAACCCGCGACGCCGCTGAGGCAATGGCGTAGGCCGCTGAGAATGCCGAGTCAGAAGCGATTGACCAGACCGGTTTCACCGCATCGGCGGCACGCACCCGCCCGGCGAGTTCGAACACGCCACCGGCTTCGCCACCGGGGGAATCCACATCGAGCAGGATGCCGGTAACACTCGGGTCGGACAGCGCCGCGTCGAGCATCGCGCTGATCTCGCCATAGGACGTAAGCCCGGACGCCGCTTCCATGCCGAGCGAGCGCCGAACCAGCGTGCCGTAGACGGGAATCACAGCAATACCGGGCGGTGCATCGGGCAAACCACGTGGCGGCGGAATCGGCAGACCGGCTTTAGGCTCCGGCCAACCGATGCGATCACCCAACACCGCCAGGATGATGTCGAGTTTGGAACGGGCGACAAGGAGCGGCGTCCCGTACAGACGGGACGCCAGGTGCGGTAGCTGCATTTCAGTTTCCTTGCGGTTGAAAATCGGGTGGCTGGACTACTGGTGCTGGCGTCGGCAATTCGTGACGCGGGTCGGAATCAAAGACCAGGCCGAAGGCATCCGCCCGGGCGTTGTCAGCAGCGATTTCCCGATCCACGTCCTCGGCGTCGTAGCCGTTGGCCGAGATGGCTTCCGAGCGGGACATGAGGCCCGAGCGAATCGCCGCTTTCATGGCATCGGCCTCCTTCAGCGGATCCACCCACTGCCAGCCTTGGGGAATCCATTTGACGGCCTGGTACTCACGACGCTTGGCAATCCCGCCCCGGGCATAGCCCGTCAGCGTGAGTGCGCCTTCGAGAACGGCTTGTGCCATCCAGGCTTGCCATATCGGACGGCACAACTGATGGACGATCACGCCATGCTGTAAGGCTTCGACACGGCGGCGAAACTCCAGCAGACCGGCCCGGATCGACGAGTAATTGACCTGGGTGAGATCCCCGGTCAGTTGCTCGTAGGTGACGCCCATCGCCGCCGCCACAGCGCGAAACTGCATGCGCAGGAATTCCGAGTAGGAACCGCCGACATCCGCTGGCTGCGAGAACTTGATGTCTTCGCCCGGTTCCAGAATCTGCATGGTGCCGGGCTCGAGACCCGCGAGCGCCACGCCGTTGGGGTCGGATAGACCTTCGCCGAGCAGGTTGTCCTCGGGAGCGAGGCGCGTCACAAAACCGGCGAACATCGCGGCGGTTTTCTTGCGCACCAGTTCGGCGTCGTCGTACTGGTCGAGTTCGTTCAGTTTTACGAGCGCACGCGCCAGCCACGGTTCGCCACGAATCTGACCTGGGCGCAGTGCCCGGAAAAGGTGAATGATCTCGGCAGCATCGACACGCACTGTCGTGAGCCCACCGTCCCCAGACATCGGAGCCAGCATGCCGTCCTCGGGGTGCGATCGGTAGAGGTGATAAGCCACGCGCCGTCCAAGCCGGTCGAACTCGATGCCGGCACGGATCAGGTTTCCATTTTCTGCCGTGGTGTTGAGTGTCACCGGCAGATGCTCGGCTTCCAGTACCTGAAGTTGCAGTGCCACAGGCAGTCCATCTTCAGGACGGCGATAGCGCAGCCGTACCAGCGCTTCGCCGCCTTCGAGCATTGCCCGACAGGCCAGCGCCTGCAGTCCGTAAAAGTCGGTGAGACCTGCGGCATCGGCGTCGACGGTCCAATCGCGCCACAGTGCCTGGATGGCTTCGCGTACCGTCGCGTCCTGCACCATCGATTGCGGCTTGATGCCGGTACCGATGGCGTTGGCCACGTAGGATTCGAGCGCCGAATTGGCCCAGGCATTGCGACGCACCAGATCACGGCTCTTGGCGCGCAACTCGTGCTGGGTGAAGAGCAGCGCCGCGACTGCACCCGGATTGCCGACTGACCAGGCCAGTGCCCGACGCCCACCGCCGACTCCATCATAGGTGGGCGAACCACCGAAGAGTTTCCGACTCATGCTGCGAAAGGTTTTGAACAAGCGCATCACGTGCCCTTCGACGTTGTGACCCGGATCTGCCGGGGTGCGCGGGGCCACAGGCCGGTATCAGCGGCCTGCTCGTAGAGGCCGCGTTCGACTTCGAAGATGGCTTGGCGCAATTCCTCGACGGAGCGGTACTCGACCGTTTTGTCTCCGAAGGTGACACGCTTCTCGCCCTTGGCCAGCGCGGCCTCGAGGGCGCTGAGTTGTTCTTCCGTATAGGCCATGATTTTCTAGGCGACCTTGGTGGCCACGAGATTGCTGCCGGCCTTGACCACGGCATTGGAGGCGGCGACCTCGGAGGCGAAGCGGATTTGCAGATTTCCCGCCGTAGCCCCGGTCACCACCAGAATCGAGCCTCTGGCCAGCGTGTTGGCATTCGCCGTATCGATGGCCGTGGTGGCTGCTCCGACATCAGCCGCCCGCTGGTTTGCCAGCGTGGATGCCGTGAGTGATGTCGGCGTACTCCACTGCGCCACCACGGTGGCACCCGTAGGCACCGTCTGGGTGAGTCGAATACCGGTGGTGGTCGCTGCTGTCTGGAACATCACCTGAGCATCGATCGCGTAGGTGCTGTTGGCTGCCAGCGCGATCGCAAGTCCGGTGACGTTGGCCAGGGTCGTCGTGTTGTTGGTGACATCGGCCGCAAGGCGGGCAGTCGTCAAGCGCGTATCGGCGCTACCGAGCAGGGTCATGTCGACCCACGCCGTGCCATCGCACCAGTACGGCTTGTTGTCGGCGGACAGCCGCGCAATGACGCCGGCCAGTGCGGCTGAGGCGGCAGGAAGCACCGAGACGACCGGGGCTGCCCGGTAGGCCAAGTCCTTCACCGATTACCCCATCACCACGACACGGTAGGCATTGCTGGCCGGCGCGGCGGCGAAGTTGAGTCGTGCCGAATTGGTCGTGGGCAAACTCACGTCGCAGTTCACCTGCTCGTAGTTGCCGGAGGCCTGATAAACCTGCACGAGGACATCGCGCGTGGCGAAGTTGTGATTAACGTCGAACTGCGTGGCGCTGCCGTCGCCAATGGTTGCCTGTGCGCGACGAGTTTTGTTGGCCCAGGTATTGAGCTTCAGGGGCGTGACGAAACGCAGATCGTCGGTGCCACCATCGGTTTCGGCCTGCGTCGCAATTTCAGCGATGCCGGAACTGGTTTCGGAGGCGGCGCCGATCGCAGCACCGAACTGCAACCAGGTCACCGACCCGGTGTCGAGCACGAAATTGACGACCGACTGCCGCCAGCTCGTACCCGCCGACGTGCCTTCCTCGACCGTGGTGACCGCTTGTTCCAGTTCGTTACTGGTCGAGGCATCGAGACTGCGCGTCATGGCCACTGCCGCGCCGTTCCAGATGTAGAGACCGTTTTCCGATCCAACGGTCTGGGCCTTGACCAGGATGCGGTCGCCGACCGTGAGAGTGATGCCGTCGATCGATGCGCCCGGCGACGAGAGGTTCACGTTGGCCTGACTCGCCACCCGGCACGAGTCCTTCCACGCCAAGCCCTCAACCGCCGAGTTGAGATCCTGCTGGCGTACCGGTTCGTCCGGATTGACCGGGGCCGGCAGATTGCGGATGCGGGCGACGCCGCCAAAATCGAGATCAGAGAGTTGCTTGCGAGACATGGAGGTTTTCCTTTCAGGTGATCAGGTAAGACGAGCGATCCCGGCGATCGGGACGGCAAAGCGAATGACGAGTTGGTTGAAGCTTGTGTGCATGACATCGGCCTCGACCTCGTTGCCGCCGGTGTCGAGAATCGTCACGGCGGGCCGCATGCCAAGGTTGTGATTGATCGTCCAGACCGTGTTGGCCAGGGACTGCAAGTGCGTATAGGCCACGCCGCCACTGGTGCTCCCGCCATTTCCTCGGGCGGCCAGTTCGTTGATTGCGGTGACCAGATTCGACTTGTCCAGTGTGTCCAACTGGTCGATGCCGCCGATCCGTGCATCGACGCCAGCAAACTTTTCGGCAACGCGTTCGACGAAGCTGAGGATCTGGGCTTGCAGCGACATGGCGCTCCGCTAAGTGGCGAGTTGGTTACGTAAGCCAGCGGCTACGCACCAGGCGACGAGTTGGCCTCCGGTTGTCAGAAACAGCGAGGCCACCTCGCTGGGTGGCCTCGGGTTCGGCTTCGTGGTTAATCGGGTCGGGCGGTGGTGCCAGTCCGAGTTGCTTTTCCAGTTCTCGCCAGTGGCGTTCCTCGAAGCGATCAAGGCCGGATGCGGCGGCTGCCGCGCGGGCATAGACGTAGCAGTCCAGTGCCTCGTTACGCTCGCGCATCTTCTGCCACTCGCGAATCGCGAAGCCGTTACGGTCTCGCCGGGTCACCAGTTGCTCGGCACAGAGTTGCTGGATGAACTCGGCGTCGACTTTGGGCAGATGCACGAAACCGGCTGGATAGACCGTGTTCACACCATCGTCCGCCACATCGGCTGACTTGCGCAGGTTGTTGTAGAACTCCAGTTTGGCAATGCCACCCGCGACCGAGAACACCTTGATGCCCCGGCGCAGTTTCTTGCCGCCGGTGGTCGCATCCACTGCCGTCGGGGTGCCGACCAGTGCCGCCCCACGCGCCACACCCTTGACCGCCATCACGCGGGAATCGCGCACCGCGCGCACGAAGGCATAGGCTTCCTGCGTGGCAAAGCCGGTATCCAGCGCGAAGCGCACCAGCGGTACCGATGCCCCGGAGGTATGCGTCCAGGTTTCATCAAGCAGGCGAGCCAACTGATTCCAGACCTCGGGTCGCGCGGTGTCGCCCATCAGCACCCGGTGCTCGACAAGCCACGAAGCCTTGCCACGCCCGAACGCCCAGATGGAGACTTCGATACGATCTTTCTGCACGTCGCCGCCACCCGTCAGGAGCAATCCACCTTCCTGAATGGCACCCATCCGGTAGTCTTCGCGGCGTTCCAGCAGGCGCTGCCAGTCGGGTGCTTCGCCTTCCTCGACCCACGTTTCACCGAGTTCAGTGTTCTTGAAAGTCTTGATGGCGGCGGTCGAGCCGGCTTCCTTGCTAATGGCACTCTCCCATGCGGCGGCGATTTCCCGCCAGTTACGCCAACCAATCGGGCTGTACAGGCTCGACAAATGGAAGCCGGCGGTCTTGCTCGGTACGTCAGCCATTGCTCGCCATTCGCCGTGTTCCAGCATCCACGTCTTGTGATGCTCAGGAATCGGTACCTCGCAGGACTCGCAGACGTAGGCGGCCGTGTCGGGCCGATTACCGTTTTCGTCACGCTCCCAGCGCAATTGCTCGAAGCGCAACCACTGCCGATGCCCACAATGCGGACACGGCACGAAGTAGCGGCGCTGGTCACTGGCTTCGTATTCGCGCTCGATGGTGCTGACGCCAGCAATCGTCGGCGTCGATACGATGAAGATCTTTCGGCGCGCAAACGTGCGGGTGCGGGCCTCGGCCAAGGCCACCGCGCTTCCCTCACCATCAACATCGATCGGATAACCATCGACCTCGTCGAGGAAGAGATACCGCACCGGCATCGAGCGCAGACCCACGGCGCTGTTGGCCCCGGTCATCACCAGGACACCGCCGCGAAACTCTTTAGCCAGAATCGTATTGCCTGAGTCGCGGCTGCGTGCCGGCGCAATCAGTTCCTTGAGGATGGCCGACTCCTCGATCAACGGATCGATCCGCTGCTTGGAGTTGCGCTTGGCCATCTCCACCGTTGGCCACACCGCCATCATTGGGCCGGGCGCGTGATGGATCACGTAGCCGATCCAGTTGCTACCCATCTCGGTCGCGCCGAGTTGGGCCGCCTTCATGAACACCACCCGCTCGACCGGCGAAGTCGGCGACAGGCAATCCATGATGGCTTTCAGGTACGGCGTGCGGCTGGTGCGCCAGCGCCCCGGCTCACTGGACGCCTTGGAGGACAGCATCCGATGCCGATCCGACCATTCTGAGACCGAGAGCAGTGGATCCGGAATCAGCCCTTCGCGCCAGGCACGCTCGATATCGAGTTCGCCGTCGTAGTCCGTGTCCATCAATCTACCCGGGCGCGCAGTTCGCCCAACTCCATCAAATGCTCACGCACGGCTGCCTCAATCGCGACATGCAAAGCATGGGCATCGACTTCGAGCTTGGCGGCCATCTGTGCCGAAATCCGTGCTGGCCAGTTGAGCCATGCATCGCGTTCCGTCCGTGCCAGTCGAAATACATGGGCGATGGCTTGCGAACGATCGACCAGATCACCCTTGAGCCGCGCCAAGCGCACCTTGTTGGTCTGTGCCTTGACGACCTCGTTGACCGTGCGCGCCTGCAGAAGCGAGGTGCCGCCAGTAGAGAGTGTCGGCGAAGGTGATTCGGCCGCCGGTTCCTGAGCGACGGCACGCTGTGCTTTCGGTACGGCCGCGACTTTTGGCGCAGGCGATGGCTTGCGCGGTGACGCAGTGTTCTGTTCCCACTGCCGATCGGCTTGCTCAGGATCAATCGTGCCATCCGCCCCCTGAGTAATTCGACCCGTGTCGATGGCCTTCTTGACGGCAACGTGAGAGACGCCGCGATGCCTGGCGTAGGCGCGAATCGACAGACCCATGATTTACATCAAGCCGGGCGCAGATGTTCTCCAACAGATGCGATTCCCCGCTTGGCTTTCCTCCTGAACAGCGCGTTCATGCAATCACCATCAACGACGTCACAAGGACATCACCATGAGCCAGATCGACACCCTCCTGACCCTCATCGCCCAGAAGCATCTGGACATCGACTCACTGGAAACCCGCAAGTCCGACCGCCTCGATTTTCACGAAGTCGCGGTCTGGTGTTTGCGCGATGCCCTCGAAGCGGCGTTCAAGGCCGGTGCCGAGTTGGGCGCGTCGCTACCAAAGGCTACTGAGCAGGAAATTGCCAACACCAACTAAATAGATTCGGAAGCCGCCGAGAAACGCTTGGCTTCCACTTTGAACAGCGCGTTCATGCCATCACCATCAACCACCAAGGAGCAAATCATGACCAACGAAATAAAACTCACTGACACCCAGCGCCAAGTCCTCGAGAACGCTGCCAACCAACCGGATGGACGCGTCACCTGGTTTCCCGACGGGGTTAAAGGTGGTGCCCGTCAGAAAGTCATTGCCGGACTGTTTAACAAGGCCCTCATCACCAGCAACGGTGGCCAAGACTGGTTCGTCGCCGCCGAGGGCTACGACGCCCTTGGGCGCGCACGACCCACGCCGACCAGCACTCATCCCGACCCCGAGGTAGAGGCCGCCGTGTCGGCGGCAGAGGCCAACTGGGCGCAAGAAAAACAGGAGGCGGCCAAGCAACTGATCAAGGCCGGCGTCGAGGGCAAACCCCGCACCCGCGACAACAGCAAGCAGGCCACCGTGATCCAAATGTTGCAACGCCCCGAGGGTGCGACGATCCAGCAGATCATGGACGCCACCGGCTGGCAGGCGCACACGGTGCGCGGCACCTTTGCCGGCGCATTCAAAAAGAAACTGGGTCTCAACCTGGCATCGGAAAAGGTTGAGGGCAACGACCGCGTTTATCGGATTGCCTGAACAGGAGCGGCGCCATGTTGAAACTCATCACCATTCTGGAAAACCTCAAGCTCCAGCCACGGCAACTCACCGAGGAAGAAAACCTCTACCTCAACCAAGTTGGCGACGAGTTGCGCCGGGCGGAAAGCGATGGGGCCCGCTGGCGCATCCTTGAGCGCGAGGGACTGAGTCGTCTCGATGGCTTCAACTTCACCGAGGACGTCATCGCCAAACTCACCGAAGTACGTCGCGCCGCAATGAACTAAAGAGCTTGGCTTTCTGATTGAACAGCGCGTTCATACGCACATCGCATCAATCAACCCGACGGAGATCATCATGCAAACCAACGACGCCATCCAGCAGCACGCCAATTACGACACCGACGATTACGCCTACCTCGCCGCCAAGGGCTGGACGGATACAGAGATCGCCGCGCGGTGGGACGCAGAAGCCAAGAGCGGCAAAGGTCCGTGCCGGTGGCAGACCGACTCGGCGCGCAGCAAACTGGCCGCCGTGACGGGTCGCCGATAGAACGCAATCAAGCCGAGCAAAATGATCGAAAATAGTTCAATCTTCCGCTTGGCTTCGCAATCAAACAGCGCGTTACTACGGGTGTCGCAACGATCAACCCGCAGGAGACACAAATGACCACCAGCACCCTCAAGACCCTGATCAAAAGCACGATGTTCCGGTTCAACACCCTGGCCAACGCCTCGAGTTTTGCGAACCGCGCCACCTACCCGATGCGCATCGTCCTGGGTAACCACGACGGCGAGCGCGGCGAGTTTTGGGTGGTGACCCCGGCCGATGCATCGCGACTCGAGCGCGCCGGCTACGAGATGGCATAAAGGAGAGCGCAATGACCACCACCCTAGACCAACGCATCAACGGCCTCGAACCCGGCCAGGAAATCCGCATCTCCGGCACCGACGACCGTTGGGTCACTGCCGAGCGAACCGGGAACGGCAAGTGGCTACGTTTCGTTCGCCACACTCCCAACGGCTTCACGGTTTTCAAGACCACCCGGTTCTGACACCAGGGCATCAAACGCCACCCCGTCCGACTGGCGGGTGGCCTGCGCCCCGGCAAAGTCTTGCCAACGGCGCACAATCACATCGACGTACTTCGGATCCAGTTCGATCAACCGGGCCTTGCGGTCTGACTTCTCGGACGCAATCATGGTTGTGCCCGAGCCGCCGAACGAATCCAGCACGATGTCACCCGGTCGACTGGAATTTCGCACCGCACGTTCGACCAACTCGACCGGCTTCATTGTCGGGTGCAGATCATTCTTGTGCGGCTTCTTGATGTTCCAGACGTCACCCTGGTCACGCGCACCGCACCAGTGCCGGGTTCCTTCGGCTGGCCAGCCGTACAGGATCGGCTCAAACTGCCGCTGATAGTCCGCATGACCGAGCGTGAAGGTGTGCTTCGCCCAGATGATAAAGGTCGACCACTTGCCTCCAGCAGTACGAAAGGCCGACTGCAGGACATCGAGTTCGGAGGAGGACATTGCCACGTAGATGCCGCCACGGCAGTGGGCCAACGTAGGCGTCAGTGCCGCCAACAGGAAGTCGTGAAAACCAGCGCCGAGGTTGTCGTTCAGGATCGGTCGATCCGTTCCCCGCATCTTGTCCTTGGCGGTATTGGCATAGTCCACGTTGTAGGGTGGATCGGTGAACACCATGTCGGCAGTCTCGCCGGCCATCAGCGCCTCGTAGGTGCTGGCGTCCGTCGAGTCACCACAGATCACGCGGTGGTTGCCGCAGAGCCAGACATCACCCGGGCGCGTTATCGACGGGCCGGCTTCGGGAACAGAATCCTCATCGGTCTGCCCCTCGGTTGTCGTCTCTTCGCCGGTGAGGAGATCGGCAAGCGCATCGGCATCGAAGCCGGTCAAGGACAGATCGAAGCTGTCGTCCTGGAGCGCGGCCAGTTCGACCTGCAGCATGGCGTCGTCCCAGCCTGCGTTCTCGGCGATGCGGTTATCCGCGATCACCAGGGCGCGTCGCTGGGTCGGTGTTAGATGGTCGAGCACCACGACCGGCAGCATAGCGATGCCAAGTTTCTGTGCGGCGGCCAACCGGCCATGCCCGGCCACGATGACGCCGTCACTACCAGCCAGGATCGGATTGGTGAATCCGAATTCGGCAATCGAAGCAGCGATCTGAGCCACTTGCGCATCCGAGTGCGTGCGCGCGTTCCGTGCATAGGGCACGAGCTTGGCGGTCGGCCACTGCTCGATTTTGTCGGCGAGCCAGGAGATTGTCATGCCGGTGCTCCCAATCGTTCAGTGGCGACCACATCAAAGGTCTGGCCGGTGGCCACGAGCGTAACTGGCACCTCAGGGAAATTCTGCTGGAAGCGTTTGACCGTCACATCGACATACTCGGGCGCAATTTCGGTGGCTCGAACTGCGCGGCCAATTCGTTGAGCCGCGAGTAGCGTGGTGCCAGAACCGCAGAACGGTTCGAATACGATATCGCCAGCATCGGTGTAGGTTTCCAACACATGCTGTGGCAACGCCACCGGGAACACGGCCGGGTGATCGATGTCCTGTCCGATCTTGCCCTTGTGCCGCATGAGACGAATCACGGCATCGGGAATCTTGGTCTCCTGCGTAACCTGGCCCACATGGTTCCAGGCGGTCTTGCTGCCATCTTTGTTGCGCATGCCGCCGGCGCTGGTGCCGTCACCGCGCAGATGCGTGTCGCGGCCTGCGTAGATGCAGGGCACGATCTTGTTGGGCCGGCGCGGCTCCGAACCCTTCCGGTTGAAGTGGAAGACGAATTCGAAGGCTGGCGCAAGCCGTCCGTTCCAGTCGCCGGGCAGTCCTGGCCCCTGGTCCCATACGTACCACGCAAAGCGCCGCCAGCCTTGGGTACGCATCCAGTCGAGCCAGCCATCCCAGTACGGGATGACTTCCTGCTCGCGGTGAATCAATCCGAGATTGACCAGTACCTGGCCATTGGCAGTCATCGGCAATTGATTGAATACGCCACGCATCAGGGCGTCCCAATCAATGATGGTGTTCGTGTAGTCCCGCTGATTGCCATATGGCGGCGACGTGAAGCAAAGAACTGCCGTGTCGCCGGCCATCAGCGCGGTGACCACAGTGGCGTCGGCGGCATCACCGCAAATTAACCGGTGTGCACCCAGTTGCCAGACGTCGCCGGAACGCGAGACTGGATTGACCGGTGCATCAGGTACATCGTCAGCCGCATCCTCGCTGGTGTCGTTCGAGTCATCGGTGCCCGCACCGCCCTCGGCATCGACCAGTAGTTCCTCGATCTCGTCGTTGGTGAATCCGGTGAGCGTCAGGTCGTAACCCGACTCGGATAACTCAGCCAGTTCAATCGCCAGCATTTCCTCATCCCACCCGGCGTCGAGCGCCAGGCGGTTATCGGCGATCACGTAGGCGCGCTTTTGCGCCAGCGTGAGGTGGCCGAGTTCGATGACCGGCACTTCGGCCAGCCCCAACTTGCGTGCGGCGGCCAGACGACCGTGGCCGGCAATGATTCCCTGGCTCCCATCCACCAGGACGGGATTGGTCCAGCCGAATTCGACAATGCTGGCCGCGAGCTTCGCCACCTGCGCATCCGAATGCGTGCGGGGATTACGCGCGAAGGGGATCAGCGTCTCGACCTTCCGGTACTCGACGCGCAGTGTTTCGGTCATAGGAATGCAAAAGCCCGCCACAGTGGGCGGGTCATCAATGGGGTGGTAACTGGTTTCGGGTGGTAACCGGGGGTGGTAACTGGTAACCCCGTTGCACGGCCTGACGCTATCGAAAGGCCGGGCTGTCGCCCCCCGCATGGGTTTTTGACCAGGAAGGACCCGTCGAATTTTCTGACTGAGAGCGATGTGGTTTCACACCCACACTGCTCGCCAGATCATAGCTGTCATGCTACCGAAAATACGGGGTAGATGTTGCATGGTCAAAAACCGCTGATTGCCGTTGATTGCAGCTCTTGCACACTCATTCCCGCCAATTCACGTCAAAACACTACCGCGCGATGAGTCTGCTCGTTGAGGCGTTCGGCAACGATCTGCAAGGCCCGTTGCCACCGTCTCCACGCCGTTGTTCGCTCGCAGCCGAAGCGACGACAGATGACTTTCCACTCGTATTGCTTGGCCCGCATCCAGACAAGGTGTCGCTGCTCCACCTCGAGCCATTGCACCCATCGCATCGTTTCCATCATTCGATCGATGGCCTGCGGGGTCGGCGGCAAGGGGCGGTAGACGTGCTCGTCATCGGGGCAGGACTCCCATACCTCCCGAGCGAAGGCAGGCCAGACATTGAAGTAGCCCTGCACCCTGACTCGAGGCAGTCGCCGCCCGGTCTCTGCCGCATCAGAAAATCGTGCTGCCACATCCTCCATCGTCCATTCAGCCATGACGTTTCCCTCCGTAGAGGCGCTCGCCGATCCGTCGCACGAACTCCCGCTCGACGAAGTCCAGACGGTCGTCCTGCTCGGACACCACGAGGATGTTCTGGTCACGCCAGCCGGTTTGCTTGATAGCTTCCAGGTCGGAGGTCTGCGGTTGCAGACGACCGAGAGGGCATCGGTATTGCTGTGCTGGAATCTTCACGTCACACCTCCTGCGTCTCGATGGCCCAGTGCAACAATGCCAGGGCATCGGCTTCGTTGTCGTCCATGGGATCGTGACCACGTGACTTGGCGGCAATGATCATCTCGTCCTTGCCGGCATTGCCTTTGCCGGTCGCGTGCTTCTTGATCGTGCCGACTGGCACACCCTGGTACGGAATGTTCTGGTGCTCGCACCAGGCGGTGAGGTGGCCCATGAAACCACCGTAGGCATGTGCGGCATCCACGCCCGCGTGACGCCGTACCTCTTCGAAGTACACCGCATTGATGGAGTGGCTTGCCGACAGCAGTTCGTTGAGCCAGCGTTTGAAGCGCAGGAAGCGCATCCCGCCACCCTCGAACCGCTGCGGCTTGAAGCATTGCGTGCCGCTAATGATGCTGCCATCCAGTTGGTGCAGCGCCCACCCCGTATTCGTGCCCAGATCAAGGGCCAGGATCGTCGTGTTCATGTGTTCAGTCCTTTCTTGTTCTCGGTCTGACGCAGCCGACACGGTTTGTCGAAACATTCCATGAGGCGCGCACGCGCACACGTGTGGAGAGTTACGTGAAAGAGCGTCGGCTGCGTCAGACGGATGGTTTTTCATGAGCGTCAGTTGTCCGCGTAAGGGGTGTAAG